GCAAAGTTGAGAAGTTGAACGCTTTAGAACACAAGGATCCAAGATGCATCACCGGCGGTACTAGTTGGTGGAATGTTCTTTTTGGTCCGTGGATGGCTGGAATGGCCACTGTGTTTAAAGAGCGGTTTAACTATCAGTCTTCAACCTTTTACGCCACAAGTACCAATTTTGTGGACCTGGGAACTTGGTTCGACAGGGACGATGACCATCATGCCGTTTGCGGTGATGATCAATTGATTGTCTTGTTTGATCAGGAGCTCGGGTGGGTGTATTTGATTGGAGATGGCGGTCGTCATGACGCGCACATGCATGAAGGGTTTTGGGAGTTGAAGTGGAAGTGTTATGAGCACGTTGCTTCTCCTCTACCAAACAGAATTGCGACGTTGGTTAAGGCCTCGCAAAAACACACGTTTTCAAAAGCGAATTTTGAGATCGAGTATTCACATCCGTATCGGGTACGCTCTGGCGATCCTGATACTTCCATGGGTAATAGTGTTTGTACTGACTTCATTGCGGCTACTACAGCGCAGTGGTTTCGGGAGCACCGAGCACGTGGGACCGGTTTGAACGCGCTGGCACCGTTGATTACGGAGCGCTGGGCATTATTGGGGTATGATCTTGAACTTGAGATTACGACGGATCCGTGTAGAGCCGAATTTTTGAGTGGCTGTTTTATGCCGGTTGGTGGCGTTACCTACTGGATCCCAAAAGTCGGTCGGCTTTTGTCACGCATAGGGTGGTTCATCACTCGTGCGGGCAAGACCGGTCGATGGAGGTATCTGGCGGGGACCATCAACTCGTTTAAACAGTATCGGTTCGTCCCGTTTTTGCGGGTGTACTTGGAGAGAATCATGCAGCTCATTCCGGAGCGGTATAGACATGAACCGCCGCGTTTTGAAACGTGGGGTGTTGGGTCTGCCGTTGGTCCGATGGAGCCTGAGGGGGACTCGTGGGAGTTCTTTCTCGGTCGGTATGGTCTCACTGAGCGCGATGAACAAAGCTTTCAAGTAAGCCTTATGTTGGTAACAACGCTTCCTTTTGCATTAACAGATTCGTCTGTTGGTGTGATGGTGGGTGTTGATTGCTAATGTGGGGCTGAGGGTGGTTGGAGGGAAAGCGTCCAAGGGGTAATAATTTTGGACAGGCGCACGTTGTGTTTCGAGCGCCGCGGTGGGTGATTTTTCATCACAGAAGAGACTCATGACGAAGACAAAGAGTCAAAAGGCCCGCGCTAAAGCGGCCAAAACAGCAGGGTCTGGAGGACAGGGTCGGCGTTCACATTGGACGGCTGATCCTCCCCCGGCTCGGCGTGGAAAGAAGTGGGAGTTCAATCTCGTCAAAACTGGCAACAACAGCTTGTCCTACGGGAGTGGCAACAGTGTCCGGGCACGTAATATGCCTGAGGACATTGCGGTTGTGTCTCGGCCAAGGTCATCGCCCGGAATCATGGAGGTGCCCTTGGTTCAGGATGAGTTTGTTGCTTTGATTGATGGGAGTTCCTCTTTCACTTCAAGAGCGTTTCCAATTCAACCCGGTATGGGTGCGACATTCCCGTTTGGGTCCAAGGTTGCAAGTCTCTATGAGCGTTATCAAGTTCGGGATTTGGCATTTTACTTTAAGCCAACTGTCAGCGGTTTTGCCGTTGGTGGCCAGGCCGGTAAGGTGCTGCTTTCCGTGGACTATGACGCCTTGAGTGCTGCACCATCTTCGATACAGGAGGTGGAGTCCATGGATCCTCACATTGATGGGATGCCGTATCAGTCCATCGAGTTGCGGTTGGATCCTCAACGCTGCACGCCAAAAGGAGGAAAGTTCACTCGCCAAACAATGGTTCCTGGTGGCGATCTTAAGACATATGATGCTGGTACGCTCTTTGTCTCGGTCGCTGGGAATCTCACGGCGGCGAACATTGGGGAGTTGCGAGTACGCTACACACTCAGTCTCATGAACCCGAGGCTGACTGCTGTGAAGATAGCGCCTTGCAATTGTATCTCAGTGTTTCGCGCGCCAGGCGACACCCCTTTTCCCGCTGCTTTGAGCAACATGCTTGGGTTCGTTCAAGCACCTGAGAACTACAATCCTTTGGGCATTCTTGTGAATGTCGTTGGAGGTGGATTCACGATTCCTGCAGGGACGTATAGAGTGTCATTGAACACTTCGTTCTATGCCCCAGTTGGGTGCAGAATTGTGACTTTCAATGTGGTTATCAATCGTGACAACGTGCAGTATTGGAAGACTGCTTTCGCTCTCGGCACAACTAGTGTGGCTGAAATTCTCCCTCTCCATCTCGATTTTGTCTTGGTGGCGGGTGAGGGTTGTCAGCTTGCGCTGCAGTGCAGTGGAAGCACATCGCCATCTGCGAACATTTTGACCTATGGAGCGTTCGATTGGAGTTTCCAGTTGGTCTAAAGTCACCA